CATTCCTTGCGGATCTAAAGTTGTAGACTTCCGTATGGATGGGCAACATGATTCTACTAGTTGGTATGGACCAAATGGTGTTTCTGCTGTTACAGAAGATGGTAGATATTTTGTTTGGGGATGGTCTGGACACAGTAGTCAGGTTAGTAACCAAATTACTGGACACCAGCCATTTGCTTTTTCTGATAATAATATTGGTGGAGAGACCAATGGACAGATGTTTCAACCAGGAATTGGTAGATAAGTTTTATAAATAGTACGAGAATAAATTTTTTATATTAGAGGATATAAACATGGCACGTAAAATATATAGCCATTTAGTAGGAATTGTGGATGGGGAGTTTGAGCATCCAGTAATAACAGATAACGAAGATGTAAATGCAGTTATTCATTTAGGAGATACTGAAGATCGAGCTTGGTTTAGTTTCGATGAAGATAGTGCTACCGTAAATGATGGCCAAGATGCAAAGTTTGGAGTTACTGTTTATGATGCTGGAGATGCTGATACAGCAGCTGTTCAATATAAACTATCATATGTAAATCAACAGGTAGCGATGCGAAAAGACGCTGTAACATCTGTACATGATAATTTTGATTTGTATGAAGCAATTATCAATAGTGATACTGATATTACTGATCTTTTTGCTTCTACTCGCACGGCGATTACAGCTGAACTTACTGAACTTGGCTTCTAAATAATAACGATAAAAATAAAAGGTAAAGTCTAAATGTCAATTCTTGATTTTTCAAAATTAAAGACTACATGGAAAGGCCCTTGGCAAGTGGAAACTCTATATAAAGAGAAAGATATTGTTAGTTGGCGAGGTAGTGGTTTCCGTTGTGTTTTGGATACTCCATCGGAGTGGACAGTAGTATCTTCTACTATTGTTTCCCCTAACCGTTATGAATCTATGCATCCAAGGTTGGTCTTAAAAAGTTTTCGTCCAGATAATTTAAAGTACTGGACACAAATAACAACAGCTTCAACAAGCGCTCGCGGTTGGAATCAAATGATGCCCTATAGGAAAGGTGAACTAGTACGACTAGGTTCCGAAGTTTATATGTGCATTAAAGATTGTGCTCGAAATTGTTACCCAAAACATAATGGAACTGTTGATGCTTCAGAATGGTGGGTAAAAATCTTTGAAGGATCAGGATATGCAGATCAAAGAAATTGGCCAGTATCTATGATAAATCAACAGCCACTTGGGTTTCTATATAGATGGGGTCCTCGAAAAGGGGAATCCCTTAATCATGGAGAGATGAATTGGCATCAGAATTATTTTTCTGGTAATAGTCATGTATTATGCCATGATGGTGGAACTTTTAGCCATGGTAGATCACAAGACCGTACAGGTGTAGGAACAGCTACTGGTAATAATGGACACAGTAACCATAGGACACAGGGATTTACTTTTATGGATTGGTACCGATCAGCTGATCAGTCCTCTTGGAGAAAGTATGCAAGTGCAGCTGACGGAACACCCAATACATCAGCAGAAGATTGGGGTCCATTAACAACTCCGGATGGTAAAACTCCACAGTGTATTCAGATTGTGGGCAGTGAAAGTAATACGATGTGGTTATTTAATAATGGCGAAGTTTATATGTCTGGATATAATGGACATGGCCAATTAGGAATTAATAACACAAGTGCAAGAAGCTTCCCAGTTAGAGCCACTAGTGAGATGCGCTATGATTATCATGGTAATATAATTCCTAGATGCTTTAATGAAACAAGAATTGTAAAAGTAACAATGGGTGGAGGAGATTATTATAACTCTAGTGCAACACATCAGATGGCATTAGGAGATGATGGATCTGTTTGGACTTGGGGTTATAATGGTGCAGGCCAATTAGGATCTGGTTCAGAAAATTATACAGGGACAGGTTTACAGAGATCAAACCGTTATTTTCCAATGCGAATTCCTCAAATGCGTTTTGAAGGAAAACGAATTGTTGATATTTTTGCAATAGGTGCTGATACTGAAGCCATGAGCTATTGTCTAGATGAAGATGATAATATGTGGGCTTGGGGCCAGAATAGTTCTGCACAGTTAGGAATTGGTTATACAGAAACTCAAAGATATATTGATTCTCCAAGACGCATTCCTGTTAATTGGGCAAATTATGGTGGTATGAAGAAGTTTATGACTTTTTCAAACGGTAACACTGGATCTATCCATGGGTGTTATGTCCTAGATGGAGATGGTTATCTCTGGTCTTGGGGACATTTTACTAATGGAACAGGAGTAGGTCGTTGGTTACAGACAAATGACCTAGAATGGGGGGTTCCGCACAGATTAAGATTTGATACTAACGATGGTCGTTGGGACAACTTCTGGATGGGTGGTGGAAAATCACATTATATCTTTATGAGAGAGAAGGATACCGGTCTAACATATGCTGCTGGTGGTAATCAGTATAATGCAATCGGTGGAGATGGACAATCTAATTATTGGTGGAACTCTGGTGGTAACCATGCAGGCGTAACAAGAGTATCAAATGTTTATGATCTTACCTGTGTAAGAGCAGCTTCGCCAGATTATAGAAATATTGCATCTTATGAAGATCCACATACTCCTATGTTATTTACAGAAGAAGGTGGATGTTGGACTCAGGGTAGAAACCGTTGGGGTTGTAGCTCAACTGGACACCAAGATGAAGATTCTGGTTGGGAAACAGGTTCAGGTCAGTATAACACTGCTGATCAACACAGAGAACGTGGTGCGTTTACAGATCACTTCAAAAGAGTTATTCAGCCACCTGGCCAGAAAATGATGCAGGGATATAATTCAGGTTATAACGAATGGGCTATCTTTTGCTGGATATCAGATCAGGGAGAATTCTACAGATGTGGAGTAGATGGTGCCGGTACAGATAGTTATTACACTTGGCAGTATGATATGGGCCAGTATATGTATCAACAGTTTCATAGTAATTGTCATACATATCACCGTTTTAGTATGGCTTCAGGTACTTATGATTAATCTAGTATAAAAAAAGAAATTAAGTGGAGATAGAAATGTCTCCACTTTTTTTGGCTTAAAATTCTTATAAATATTGTAAAAGACATGAGGAATTTTAAATGCCTTATAATTTATGGAAATTTAACAAAGTACCTAGTAATCAGATTTCTAGAAATGCTGTCACACTAGAAAAATTAAACTTACGTGGAACAGGTAGTCAAGTTCTACAGTTTAATGCAACAACAGGAAGATTAGCTTCACAAGATTTTAATATTGCAACAGGAGGCATAACAGCAATTCATATTGCGACAGATGCTGTTGATAGTGCAGAAATTAAAGCAAATGCAGTAACATTTTCTGAAATAGCTGATGACACTATAACTAAAGATCAGATTGCAGCTACAACTATTACTTTTGCAGAGATAGCTAATGCAACTATTTCAGGAACACAATTGGCCGTTGATTCTGTAACAACAGGTAAGATTAATTCAGACGTAGTAACTACTAGAGAACTTGCTACTAATGCTGTAGAAACAGCGAATATTCTTAATGCACAAGTTACAGAAGATAAAATAGCTGATAACGCTATAACGTCTGCTAAGTTAGGACTCAATATAATTCTTGCAGAAGATATAGCTGCAAATGCAGTAACGGTTGCAGAGATACAAAATGATGCTGTAGAAACAGCCAAGATCAAAGATGCTAATGTAACTATTGGAAAAATATATGGTTCAAGCTCAGCTAGTGCTGACACATATTTAAAAAATGATGGTACTTGGGCAGACCCAACATCAGGCGGATCGGTTTGGACTGAACTAGATGATACAGTTGGCAACTACACAGCTAGTGCTGGAGATAAATTAATTCTGGATACCGGTGGTGATAATGCTAAAGTTATTACATTACCTTCCTCTGCTGTTATGGGAGATGAGATTAGAATTATAGATGGTTCTGGAGAAGCTGCTGATACTGGTCAGGAAATAACAATAAATCCAAATGGATTACAAATTGCAGGGAGTACTGCAAATTTAACTATCAATGACAGCCGAGCAGCTATTACTTTAGTGTATTATAATGCTTCACACGGTTGGATATTAGCGGAGAATTAATATATGGCCAATTTAAGAGATTTAAGATTTTATCCATCGAAAGCAGAAAATACGACAGCTTTAAACTTGGCTAATACGGCAGTGGCTTTGGATGGAGATCCGTTTGGGCTACGTGTCTCCGGGCATGGCAATGCGATGACAGGAAAAATAGATATGGCGGGGAAGGCGATTTGGGACTTACAGCTTAATGGTTATCAAGAATGGTTTGATCCAGAGGCAACAGCTGCGATGGTAGGGACACAGCAGAATAGTGTAATGGGAATGGTAGTAACAGGTGCAATAACACTTTCGGAACCAAGTAAAATGGACAATGCTAATGATCAATCATGTTCTTCTTTTACATTTGTAGTAAAAAATGCAGGAACTAATATAACTTGGTGGACTCCTTTAGTTTGGGCAAATTCAGAAGAACCAGAATTATCAACATCTGGTATTGATGTTTTAACTTTTGTTTACGTACCATGGGGCTATAGTGGAGCTGGAGGAGGCGCTGGTTCTGGATATACTGAAACTTCTACTTGGTATGGTTATTTATCTGGTTTGAATTTTGGAATAGCTCCATAATGATAAGAAATAACTTGATGACTGTTAGTGGTGGTCCTTTTGAAGCTGAAGGTGGAACTGAAGGAACATACACGCAAAGTGGAAAAAATTATAAGAAGCATACTTTCACAGCTACAGGAACTTTTAGAGTTAAAGGTTCATCTGGAGAATGTGATGTGTTATTAATAGCTGCCGGTGGTGGTGGAGGAAGTACGTTTACAGGTAATTACAATGCTACAGCTGGTGCGGGAGCTGGGGGAATGTTGGAAACTTCTACATATACTATTCCAGTAGGAACACATATTATAACCATTGGGGGCGGAGGTCCTTGTCCACAAGATGGTGGTGATACTTCATTAGGAGCTCTTTTAGTAGCAACAGGTGGAGGAGCTGGGGCATACCATGATTATTCACCGGGTGGAAGTGCTAGATATACAGGAAGAGATGGTGGTTCTGGTGGTGGAGGAACTAATCAAAGAGGAGGTGGATCAGGTATAGCTGGCCAAGGTTATGCTGGATATAATACTAGCCATCACGCAGGATGGTGGTCTGGTGGTGGAGGTGGAGCTGGTGGAGCCGGAACACAATCAGGCGGAGCTCAACGATCTAATGATTGGTCTGGATCTTCAGTAAGTTATTGCCGAGGAGGAGAAGGTGGTGCTGATGGGGGAGGAGGTGCAGGTGGAAACAATTCAGGAGATGGGGGTGATGGTAAAGGACAAAATGGACAACCTCCGTTTTATATTGGAGGCACTGGTGGTTCTGGATATGCAATTATAAGATATGAGGTAGAATGATGGCACATTTTGCAGAGGTTGATCCTAGTTGGAATGTATTACGAGTCATTGTAGTAGCTAATGAAGATATTTTAGATGAGAATGGTGTAGAAAGTGAAGCATTAGGTGTAGCTTTTTGTAAGAATTTATTTGGAGAAGATTCTCGTTGGTTACAAACAAGTTATAATAATAATTTTAGAAAAAACTTTGCAGGAAGTCGATCTATATATGATCCTGGTAGAGATGCTTTTTTTCTTTTGCAACCATATCCTTCATGGATTTTAGAAGAAGAAACTTGTTGGTGGTATCCTCCTGTACCTTATCCAGAAGATTCAAATCCAGGAGAAGTTTTAATATGGGATGAAGCTTCCCTTACGTGGATAGAAGAATAATATAAATAGTTAAAAATAAGGTATAAACATGGCAATACCAACAACAAAAACAGAATTTGGAGAATGGTGCCTACGTAGATTAGGTAAACCAGTAATTGAAGTTAATGTAGATTCTACACAGATAGATGATCGTGTGGATGAAGCGTTGCAGTATTTTTCTCAATATCATTATGACGGTACTGAAAGAATGTACCTCAAGTATCAAGTAACAGCAGCAGATATTACTAGAGCTGATGTAGCTCAAGATGCATCAACAGCAGTTACAGATAAGGCTGAAAGTTCAGTATCAGCAACATGGAAAGAAAGTAAGAATTATATTCCAATACCGACATCTATAATTTCAGTATTGAATATATTTCCATTTAGTGATAAGGCAAACCTAAATATGTTTGATGTGCGATATCAATTAAGGTTGAATGATCTGTATGATTTTTCTTCAACCTCAATTATGCATTATGAGATGACAATGCAACATTTAGATTTTATAAGTCATATTTTAGTAGGAGAAAAACCTATACGACATAATGTACATCAAGATAGATTGTACATTGATATGGATTGGGGGAACGATGTACAGGTAGATGAATGGTTAATTATTGAATGTTGGCGTAAATTAGATCCAACAGTATGGACAGATATTTACGATGATCACTTTTTAAAGAAGTATGCTACTGCATTAATTAAAAAACAATGGGGACAGAATCTTATTAAGTTTAATGGGGTTACCATGTTGGGTGGAGTTACAATGAATGGAGAATTGATATACACCCAAGCTCAAGAAGAAGTACAGCGATTAGAGGATGAGATGCGGTTAACTTATGAGTTGCCGGTAGATTTTGCTGTGGGATAAATGAATGACCACTAGTGCATATTTTAGTAAAGGAACAGCAGGCGAACAAGCTCTCTATGAAAATTTAATCATAGAGCAATTACAAGTGTTCGGTCATGATGTATATTATCTTCCTAGAAAATTAGTAAAGGAAGATACGTTATGGGGAGAAGATGTTTTATCTTCTTTCAATGATGCATATCAAATAGAAATGTTTATGGAAGAAGTTGAGGGATATGGTGGAGATAAGGAGTTAATATCAAAATTTGGATTAGAGATACGAGATGAGGCTACGTTTGTAGTTTCTAGAAGTAGATGGACTTCTGTTGTTAGTCTTGACGCAAATCTTATAGAATCTTCTAGACCTAATGAAGGAGATTTAATATATTTTCCAAGTATTAAGAAATTATTTCAAATAGATTTTGTAGACCATGATGATCCATTTTATCAGGTAGATAATCTTCCTGTTTATAAATTGAATTGTTCTACTTTTGAATATGCTAGTGAAGCTCTTGATACTGGAATTACGGCGATTGATACTATTGAAGATGTAAGCAGTATAGATGCTTTATTCTATCAATTACTTTCGGAAAATGGAAGTCTTGATCCACTTAATGTAATAGGCAGTGATGCTATAATTACAGAATATGGAGATTATATAATTAGTGAAGCTTATGTTATAGATGATATTGATCCAAATGCAGATAATATTTTCTTAGAGAAAGAAGCAGATAAGATATTAAACTTCACAGAAACAAACCCGTTTGGTGAACCTGGAGGATTATAATGTTTGGGTCAACATATTACCATGAAATTTTAAGAAAGACGATTGTATCTTTCGGAACTCTTTTTAACGACATACATATTGTTAGAAAGGATGCTGCAGGTGCAGTTGTGCAGTCTATGAAAGTTCCCTTAGCATATGGACCAAAACAAAAATTTCTTGTACGATTAAGAGAAGATGCTACCTTAGATAAAAAAATAGCAGTTACTTTACCTAGAATTGGTTTTGAAATTTCTAGTATAGAATATGACGGTTCTAGGAAATTAAGTAAAGTTACAAAAATAAGAAAAGTAAAAGGAACAACAGGAAAACAGGTAGATACACAATATAGTCCAGTACCTTATA